TCAATCGAGAATGACGAGCCCGCGCTCGGCGCGCGTGATGGCGGTATAGAGCCAGCGCGCGCGATCCTCGGTCGTGCGGCCGAGGCCGTCATCGAAGACGATCACGTTCTCCCATTGCGAGCCCTGCGCCTTGTGGCAGGTGATCGCCCAGCCCCAGACCGCCTCGATGATGGTCTTTTTCTTCCAGTGGTCGCGTCGCTCGCGCTCCGGATCGGGTGCGATGTGGTCCTCGAAATACCCCTTGTAGATGCGGAAGCGTTCGCGCTCGCCGTTCGCGCCGCCGATCTTCTGCCCGTCCTCGGTGGTGATGGTGGCGGTGAACGAAATCTCGTCCTCGTCCTTGACCTCGGCAAGCGAGAGGAACATGCCGTTGACGAGACCGAGATCGTTGCGGTTCTTGAGGCAAATGAGCTTCTCGCCCCGGCCGGTCGGATAGATGCCGTCGAAGCCCGCCGCGCGCTTCATGGCAAGGTTCAGCTGCAACCGGGTTGTGTTCTTGCCGCAGATCACCTGGCCGCCCTTGAGCATCTGCGCAGGCGAAACGTCGGTCCGGCGCATCTTCCAGACGAAGGCATCGTGCTCGCCGTATGGAATGGGCTTGCTCTCGCGCGCCCACGTTGCAAGCCGGATGATGGCGCTTTCGCCGGCCTGGCGGTGAATCTCGGTGAGCATCACGTCAGGCTCTGCTCGCGTGAATGCCCCCTCACCCTTCACGGGCGGGAGCTGGCCGGGATCACCAAGCACGAGGATCGGCTTGCCGAAGGCAAGGAGGTCGCGCGCCATCTCGTCGCCGACCATCGATACCTCGTCGAGGACGAGGAGCTTTGCATCGCGCAGGATCGACTGCTCGTTGAGCACGAAGCGCGGCTTGTAGGCGTCGGATAATCGCAGTTGGAGCGAGCGAAGCCGTGATTCGGCCAAGAGGCGTTCGACTTCGCCCATTGACGCGAGCCTCGCCTCGAGATCGGCGATGTCCTGCTTGATCTTGTCGATCTCGGCCGGTGTCGCCTCCGAGACACGGTAGATCAGCGAGTGGATGGTCGAGGCGGGCGTGCCCTTGCGGGTCATGACGAGCGCCGCCTTGCCGGTGAAGGCGGCGTAGAGGACGTCGGAGCCATCCTCCAGACCGATCTCGGCGATGGCGTGCCTGGTGATGGTGGTCTTGCCGGTGCCGGCATAGCCGAACACGCGGAACACCTGTTGCGTGGCGTTGCGGTACTTGAACCAGTCCTTGATCGCGGCGATGGCCTTGGTCTGCAGTTCCGAGGGTGCAAAGCTCATAGCGTCTCCTCCCAGCAGCGGCGCGCATAGGGACAGACGCGGCAGAGGTAGAAGTCGGATGCCGCGGCGATGCGCGGCAGGAGCTCGCCCGCCTCCGCGGCTCGGATGATGGCGACTGCCTTGTCGGAGAGGGCCTGGGCCTGAGCGGGATCGAACGCGACGATTTCGTGATGGAGTGCCTGAGTATCCTTGTTGAGAGTGGTGAAGAGGGTGCGCTCGACCTCGAGATAGGCCATGTAGAGCTGGACTTGTGCGAAGTAGATCGGCTTAGACACCGCGAGCCCCCGCTTGACCAGGTCGTTCCAGCTCTTGGCGTTGAGCGCCTTGTGTTCCCAAAGCGTCGGCCAAGGGATGCCGATGTCGGGACCGCCCACGATGACGCCGTCGATGTGGCCGCGCAGCCTGCCGCCTGCGGCCAGGAACGAGAATTGGCTTCCATCCCGCCGCTCGGTGCGCAAATCGAAGCCCGCGGCGCGCAACCAGCGGGCGGAGAGCCGCTCGCACAGATGCCCGGCTTCGAACACGCGCAGGGCGCCTCCATCGACCTCCCGTCCGTCGTCCGGCCGCGCATGGGTGATCTCGTAGACGAGGCGGCGCGCGCAGGGCTCACCGATGCGGCTTGCCCCGATATAGTCGCGCGGCGGCGTCCGCTCCCGCTCGGCGACGAGAGCGGCATCGATCATTGCGTTGATGCGGACGGCGGGGTCTACGGTCGAGCCGTCGGTCAGCGCGCGCCCGTAAGTGAAACCGGAACCTTGGTTCAGATCGAGAAACATGTCTCAGAACGGCAGAGGGTCGTTCGGTTCATCATCCTGCGCCTGTTTCTCGGCCGCCTGGCGCTGCATGGACTCCTGGAAGCCGTCGATGCAGGCCTCGATCAGGCGATCGATCTCCTCCGCCGTGCGGTCATGGAAGGGCGCCATGAGCCCGAGCTCGGTCAGCGCCTCGGCGAAATTGCGCCGCGCCTCCTTGATCGCCTGCCTCTCGAGGTCGGTCTTGTCGATCATGCCATTGTTCCTCCTCGCGAAGGCCGAACCGGCGTTGAGGCAACGCATGGAGCAGAAGCGGTAGAAGGGGTAGCGGTCCCAGTGCAGCCGGTGGCAGTAGCCGAAGCCGTGCGCCTTCCGCCCGCAAAGCGCGCAGAGGCTCACCCGAGCAAGAGCTTTCCGATTGGGTCGTCCTTCGGCCAGTCTTGCCGTGCGAGGCGTTCCGATTGCAGGACGATCCAGCGCGAGAAGGCATTGCTCGCCATCGCTTCGAGATCGACCATGGTGAGGGAGGCGATGGGGCTTCGGAGTTTTCCGGCGCCGCGCCCTTCGAGCCATCGGCCGATCTCCCTTGCCGCCTCGCGCGTGACATGCGCCTGCCACTCGTCATCGGTCATGGTTTTCAGCCATTGAGCCAGGCGGGGCCGGCAGGCTTGGCCGTCTGCTGCGGTTGCGCGGGCGTGGCTGTGGCCGCCCAGGCTGGCGTCACGGACGGCGCCGGCGGCTGTGCGGTCGCGGGGCGACTCCAGGCCGGCTGCGCAGACGGCTGTGCGGGCGTCGATGCGACGCGACGGCTCGGGCTCGGCGCCACCTCGCGCCCTTCCATGACAGCCTTCCACTCCTTCTCGTTGGGCAGCACCACCCGGTCGAGCCGGTTCTGGTCGCGGTAGGCAGGGTTGTCCGAGGGCTCGACCCGGATCTTGGCGACGAAGACGATCCCATTGAGATCGGCAAGGCCGCGCAGGATGCGCTTCTGTTTCGTTGCATCGCTCATGTCGTTGGGATCGAGCCCGAGTGCGCTGTCGATCATGGCGCGGAAGGTGCTCTTCGAGATCTTCCAGCCGATCGAGACCCCCTGCTCGTCCACCTTGCCGCCAGAGACCGTGAACATCTGCCAGAACTTGCGCCGGGCATGCGGACCTTCGATCACCGTGAACTCGCAATCGAGCAGCAGCGCATCGCTCGAGCTCGAGGCCTTGAGCAGGCCGCGATCGGTCTCGTTCGGACCATCGATCCCGCCCGGGCGGATCGTCATGGCGACCTTGGCAAAGGTGCCGTCGGGGATGAGCTCGCCGGTGCGTTGCGGCTCGGCGTCGTTCATGTCGAGGGGCATGGGGTCATCCTTTCCTGGTGGCATTGATCTTGGCGATGAGGGCGGAGAGGTCGGGGGGCTCGATCACGTCGAGCCGACCGGAGCGGTCCTTGGCGGGCAGGCCCCAGGGGTTGGGACGGCAGACGAGGCGGCGGATCTCGCCGCGCTCGGGCTCGTGGCGGAAGCCCTCACCCTCCGGGGCGAACAGGCTCATGGAGACGACCTGGTCGACGATGCCGGGCAGTTCACGGCCCGTCTTGCCGCCTTCGAGCTGCGGTTGCCAATGGATGCGATTTAGCTCGTCGGTGACCTTCTCCAGGATGCCCACGAAGATCACCGTCTTTGCCTGCGCGTGCTGCAGGTGCTTCAAGAGCGCGATCACCTCGCGCGCGAGCAGCCCATAGGCGCCGCGCGTGTCAGGCTTGCCGGTACGCTCCGAGAACGCCTCGGGCCGCGTCTTCGCCCAAGCCATGGCCTGACGCGTCAGATCGGTGATCGAGTCGACGAAAATGATGCGCTTGCCCGCGATCAGGCGGACGAGGTCGGGGTAGGTTGCGGCGACGTGGCGATGGTGAGCCTCCGAGAAGAATGAGTCGGCGGGCGCGGCGGGGTCGACGCCGCCGACGAGGCAGGCGACGTCGAGCGCATCGAGCCACGTGCGCACGGGAATGCTCACGCCGGGCCAGTCCTGCACCGATTTCATGCCGGCTTCGAGATCGATGCACAGCGTCTCGTCGGCGGGCAGTGTCTTCAGCAGCGACGTCTTGCCGACACCGCTCGGCCCGAAGACGGCGATCGTGGTCTTGGCGGCGGCCTCCGCGAGGCGCTCGTCGGCGGTGATGATCTTGAGCGCCATCAGCGGCTCTCCTCGGCGAGCAGGTCGATTGGCCGCTCGCATCCGAGCGCACCGACTTCGCGGGCGAGCACATAGAGCCGGCGCAAGGCGTGGAGGCGATCGCCGACCGCATTGAATCTGGCTTCGAGCGCGCGCAGCGCAAAGGCAATGTCGTCGACCGTCGCGTCCTCGATCCGCTTTACGGCCGGGTCGGGGCGGCGTGCACCGAGTGCCGGAACGACGATCGTATCGGGCAAAGCTTCGAGCGCGTAATGGCGCTTGCGCAGCGCGGCAAGGCGATCGGAGTTGCTCATCGCGATTCCTCGGGCACGAGCATGAGGCGGAAGGTCGGCTTGCCGGTCCGTACGGTGCGGGCCGGTGCAAAGGCTTGGCGGATGGCTTCGGGCCAGGCGGTGAAGGCGCGCTCGGACACCTTGATCTCGAAGGAGACGTAGTCGGTCACCTTCTCGCCGCTTGCCCGGATGCGCTCGGCGAGCGCCGCGAGCCGTTCCTGGTCCCACTCGACCCTCTTCGGCAGGTCGGCCACCACGGTCACCGGGCCGTCATCGAAGCGTACCGTGCCGGCGTCCTTGCCTTGCGCGGCCCGCAAGCGCGCGGCCGCTTCGCCGTAGCGAAGCGCGATCGCGCCGTCGAGCCAGTCCCTGATTCGTTTGGCCGCATTCAGCGCCTCCTCCGCCTCTTCTTGTAGGAGCGCAAGATGCTCCGCCGGCAGCTTGGCGATCTCGCCGACCGGCATTGTTCGAATATCGGCGAGTTGCGGCCGATTGCTGCGATCGGTCCCCATCACGCGACCTCCTGCAGCAGGAACGAGGCGAGCGAGGCCGGCACGTGCCTCGGCTTCGGCCGGGCGATCGCGAGATAGCTGTAGTCGTCGGGACCGTGCCGCCGCTGCACGAGATGAACGAGCCCAAGCTCGGCGGCCCACCAGGCGCGGCGCGCCACGCGCACGAGCTCGCTACGGTCGCGCTCGGCAAGCCGCGTGCCCTGCTCCGTGACATCGAGGGCAAGGAAGCCCCGATGGTATTCGAGCCTCTCGCCGGGAATCGCCTGACCGATCCAGCCGCACAGATCGATCTCCTTGATGCGGAGGCGAGCCGCGGGAAGCTTGGTGATAGAGTGCGTCATGGGCTCCTCCTACTCACGGGCGCGCCGAAGCGTCTCAGGCGGCCTCGAGGCCGTGCGCCATCAGGACGAGGCGGATGTCCTTGAGGCGGCGGTAGAGGCTGCTGCGAGAGCCGCGGCCTTGGGCCGCAAGCGACTCGACGGTGGTGTGCGCAAGCGCAGCGCAAAGCGCCCCGTCGCGCCGCTCGAGCGCTCCCAGGCCGCGTTCGGTATCGAGGCGCCGCTCGACCGTGGCGAACGCGTCGACCGGCTGGCCGAGCCAGGCGGAAAGCCCGTCCTCTTCGGCAGTGAGCTCCCCGCGCGTTCCGCCGTCGCGCCCCGGCTCTTCCTCGTCGAGTGAGACAGGGACGGCGCCGAACGCCTCGCGCTCGCGTCTGATCTTGGCCGCGATGCGCGTCGCATAGTTCCGCAGGACGAGGCCTGCGAACGCGCCGAGCGAGCCGCGCTCAGGATCGAAGGCGGGTAACCGGGCAATCAGATCCACCAGAAGGTCCTGGCGGATGTCGTCGAGCTCGGCGCGCGGCAGTCGCAACCGGCAAGTGAGGCGTCGCGCTTGCGCGTCGGCTTCGAAGAGCAGGAGCTTGAGTTCGGCGGCAGAGATTGCATGCGACATCAAGCGTGACCTCCGTCATCGGAATCGATGACCGCAGCCTGCCGCAGCGCTCGATCGGCTTGCTGGGAACAGTCTGGGATTTTGCTGGGAGAGAATGGGAAGCCGGGCGCGATCCGTCCGACCCGTCAGCGTAACTCGAGCTCGTGAGCCGCGAGCGCCAATGCGTAACCGGCCGGGCTTCTCCGATTCTTGATCAGCCTTCTGACTTGATCGGGGTCCGCGGCGTCCGCCGCGAGGCAGTCCCGGAGCTCACGGACAAGATCGCTCGGCGTACGACCGGTGGTGGCTGCCTCGATGTCGACCGTGCGAACGAAGCCACTCCCACGGACGGCGGCTTCCGCCAACTGCACGAGCAGCCGGAACGGCTGTTGCGGCACGTGGCGCTCGATGCCGTCGAGAATGACGCGATGGCTCGATCTCACGATCGAGAGCCGCGGCGTGGACGTTCGAGCCGGTTCGAGCTTGGCTGGATCGATCGCAAAACAGCTCGGCTCCGAGTCGCCAATGCATTTCTCACTGCTCACGAGGTGAATGCCGGCCCCGGCAAAACGAACGCGTTCCGCAGCCGACAAGGCTGGCGTGATCAACGTGCTTTGCGACGCCCCATCGACGAGTCGGATCGCGGCAATCAGACCCGGCTCAAGCGCACGGAGGCGCGAGAGCACCAGAAACACCTGCCGGCCACTTGCGCTGCGGCCGACGTGCCAAGCGCCTGCAATCACTTCCGACGGCTCCTCGAAGCCCGACGCGGCCGCGATCTCGCGCGCGAGCGCCGCCGCGCGGATCTCGTAGCCCTCGAGATCCTCCGGATCGAGCACGAGATCGGCTTTGTGATCGAGCGGACAGACGGCGACGAGCCGGCCCTCGATCCGCTCGATCGGCCGCCAGTCGCGACCGCAAGCGCAATCGTCGCACACCTGCCATTCGTGCGCCGGCGCACGCGCAACGAGCACGCCGGCCGCGATCAGCCGATCGAATGCGGGGCCGTAGAACGGCTTCGCCTCGCGTCCCCAGAGAAACGCGGGCTCGCCCGTCTCACTCCGCCGCAACAGCAGTCGGGCGAGCGTCGCGACCATACACGAGCCCATTGTGATGCAGGATCTCGAAGATGCGATGCTCGTGGCGGTGCCGCTTGAACTTCGCCACGGCCGGCGGGTTGAGCATCACCCGCACACGGTCCGGCTTGGTCGTGCCACTGTCGATCTCCACTTCGATACCCAGACGCGAGAGCTGCCAGTCGGGGCCGAACCGGATCCCCGGCATATGTTGGCAGAGACTGGCCAGGGCATCCCCCGACGGATCGCGCAGGATCAGCCGCTGATAGACCCGCGTCCTTCCCGTTCTGCGATCGAGACCGACATGCTGGACCTCTGCCTCGAAGATCGTCACCTTCCGCACAGCGGGATCGAAGGCGTGCGCGATACGAAAGCCGAACCCCGACCGCTCCGCCGGGGCGAGCGTGTAGAGCTTTTTTGCATCGGGCCGACTGAAGAAGCCCGGTTTGCCGATGAGGCATCGTGCGAAGATGTCGGCAAACTCATCGCAGCGAGCCTTCGCGATCCGCCCGATCTCCAATCGCCCGCTTCCAGCATCATAGGACAGGACGGCACGAGCGATCTCGCGAAAGCTCACCACCCGATCCATTCCGTCCTCGATGACTTCCGTGGTCTTGAGCGGCGTGCCATGCGTCACGATGAGGATGAGTCTGTCATTGTCGTGGTAGCACCCAACGCGGCAGTAGGAGCCGCGCAGGTCGGCTTCGAACAGGCGTTTCGCCTCACGCTCGAATGCGGCAAGCGCCCTCCGATCGGTGTGCGCCTGCAATCCCACATCGGCGCCGCGCAATTCGACCGGCGCCGACATGGTCGCAACGCTCAACAGATCGGAGGCCTCGTTGAACACCTGCGGATGATCGAGGAAACAGCGAAGCGCCACTTGCTTCGGCTCCTGTTTCTCCTCCTCCCGCTTCGACGCGGGCGCGATCGCGACGCCCCGGCGGCGCGCCGCTTCGAGCAACAGCTCGAGCCCCTGGGCATTGCCGAGTTCGGCGATACGAAACAGGTCCGCGATGAGACCCTCCGGGCGGTCCCCGTCGGGACCCTGAAAATACGCGCGCAACGCCTCTCGCGCTTTCTCGGGGCCTTGGTCGAACACCGACCCGTCGAAGCCGTGCAGCGCCGCGGCATGGCGTTCGAGCAATCGCCGCATGAGGGCGAGATCGACCGTGTTCAGGAATTGAAGATTGGCGAATTTCCTCAAGTTCTTGGCCATGGCGGCCACCCAACGAATCGATGTCGGTGTTCCTATTATGTTCTTATCGGCTGCAACTCCGAGTCGATCCTGGGCGCCTCAACATCCACCGGATTCACCGCCGTGGGACGCCTTCCGACGCCGGCGAGTAGAGGGCTCGAGGGAAGGAATTCTCCGTCCGCACCCGGCTCATGCCCGCTCGCCCCTCTCCGCATCCACCGGTCGCCAGCCACCTCGACGAGATCGCAGAGATCCTCGCCCAGGGGGTATTGCGGCTCCTCGCCCGGGGGCTGCGCAAAAACATCAATGACACCAATGTCTTGGGAGACTTTCCGCTGGACTTTCCAGCAAAAGAGAGCCTCTGTCGGCCCGAACCGGCCCAAGGCAGAGAGACGCAATGACGACGCCCATCCTCAAGCAGATCGCCGCGCTCCACGATCTCGACCATGGCGCGCTCAAGGCGCTCTGGCGCGAGTACTATGGCAGCGAGGCGCCAGGCTACCGGCGCGGCTTTCTGATCAAGGCGCTCGCCTATCGCATCCAGGAGCTCACCTACGGGGGATTGTCGGAGGAGGCACGCGAGGAGCTCGACGCCCGCATCAAGGGCGAGGCGCCCAAGGGCAAGGCGCGCCATAGCCTGCCGAAGGATCGGCCCGTTGCCGGCACGCGGCTCATCCGCGAATGGCAGGGCGTCGAGCACCACGTCACCGTGCTCACCTACGGCTACGAATACCAGGGCCGCAAATACAAATCGCTCTCGGCGATTGCCCGTGCGATCGCCGGCACCCGCTGGAACGGGCCGCTGTTCTTCGGCCTGCGCCGACCCGGGAGCCTGGCATGAGCAAGATGCCCGTCCGCAAGGTCCGCTGCGCCATCTATACGCGCAAATCGAGCGAGGAGGGCCTCGAGCAGGAGTTCAATTCCCTCGATGCCCAACGCGAAGCCTGCGAGGCCTACATCGCAAGCCAACGCCACGAGGGCTGGGTGCTCGTCCCCCACCGCTACGACGACGGCGGCATCTCCGGCGGTACGCTCGAACGGCCTGCCCTCAAGCGCCTCATCGCCGACGTCGAAGCCGGCCGCGTCGATGTCGTGGTCGTCTACAAGGTCGACCGCCTCACGCGCTCGCTCATGGACTTCGCCAAGCTCGTCGATGTGTTCGAACGCAACGACGTCTCGTTCGTTTCCATCACGCAGCAGTTCAACACCACGACCTCGATGGGGCGGCTCACCCTCAACATCCTGCTCTCCTTTGCCCAGTTCGAGCGCGAGGTTACGGCCGAGCGCATCCGCGACAAGTTTCGTGTCTCACGGCAGAAGGGCATGTGGATGGGCGGCCATCCGCCGCTCGGCTATGACGTCAAGAACCGCAAGCTCGTGGTCAACGAGGCCGAGGCCGAGCTCGTGCGGCACATCTTCCGGCGCTTCGTCATTCTGCGCTCGGCTACCGCCCTCGTGAAGGAACTCGATGCCGAGGGCCGCCGCACCAAGGCCTGGATCACGGCGCAAGGCCGCGCGCGCGAGGGCCACCCCTTCCACAAGGGCACGCTCTACCGGCTCCTCGACAACCGGGTCTATCTCGGCGAGGCCGTCCACAAGGGTGTGCCGCATCCCGGCGAACACGAGGCGATCGTGCCCCGCGAACTCTGGGACAAGGTGCATGCGATCCTCGCCGAGCACTGGCGCGTTCGCGCGGCCCGCAGCCGCGCCGCCACGCCGGCGCCCCTCAATGGCCTCATCCGCTGTGCCCTGCACGGCTGCGCGATGACGCCGACCCACACGCGCAAGCGAGGCAAGCAGTACCGCTATTATGCCTGCGTGCACGCCGCAAAGACGAGCAGCGATGCCTGCCCGCTCGGTTACGTCCCCGCAGGCGAGATCGAGAACGCGGTGATCGTGCAGGTCCGCGCGCTCCTGCGCACGCCGGAGATGGTCGCGCGCACGCTGCGCGCGGTCCGCGCGGTGGCCGGCGAGGCTGCTGCGCCGAGCCGCGAGGAGACCAGCGCGGCGCTGCGGCGGATCGACAAGGTCTGGGAGGAGCTCTTCCCGGCCGAGCAGGCGCGCATCCTGCACCTCCTCGTGGAACGGCTCGAAGTGGGAACGGACGGCGTTGATCTCAGGCTCCGCGCCGAAGGCCTCCACAGCGTCGTTGCCGAGCTGCGCGACGGCGGGCGTCCACCGACGAAGCAAGCGCCCACGCAAGAGGCAGAGGCGGTCGCATGAGGGTCGCACCGGTAAGAGCCGAACAAGCCTCCGCACCTCCGCAAACGGGCGACACACGTTCGACCAAGGCAACGGCGCGGCACAACCGGCCGAATGGTCTCGATGACTCTGCGCCTCGACCCCCCAACGGGGCCCAACCGAAGGTGGAAATTCAGGGCCTCTCGATCCGCATCCCGATGACGCTGCGTCGCCGCGGCGGCCGCAGGCTCGTCATCGTGCCGGACGGACTCGAGGCCTCCGCGCCTCGACCCGCCTTCGATCCCGTCCTCATCAACGCCCTCGTGCGCGCGCACCGCTGGCGCCGGCAGATCGAGAGCGGGCAGTTCCGTTCCGCCTCGGAACTCGCCACCCACGAGAAGCTCACCGACTCCTTCGTCGCGCGCATGCTGTGCCTCACCCTCCTTGCGCCGGACATCACGCAGGCCATCCTCGAGGGTCGGCAGCCCAAGGGCCTCAAGCTCGCCACGTTGCTGCGGGGCATGCCGCTCGCGTGGGAGGAGCAGAGGAGGGCTCTCGCTAGGGCTCTGCCGAAGCCCAATCAATGA